AGAATCTGGAACCCGTCCATCTCATTCACAAAGACATGATTGATGTACGCCGTGGCCAGATCTGCCTTCTTCTGATCCTCCGGTCTCTTCGGCTTGAACTGCACCACCCGAGAGCTGCCAGTGAAAGTACGAATGAGGCTGGGCATTGCCCATTCGACCACCTCGAGGACATCCATCAGCACCACCTGGCTACGGTCGCGCTGCTCGTTGCCTAGCTTCTTGCCGTAATAGAAGTCGAGTGCCCGCTGCTGCTCGCGCGCAATCTCGCTACCAACGCCGCCGATCGCGTCGGAAATCTCGCGTGATAGTATTCCCTTGACCTCATCGACCGAGAGAGCCTTGATCTCCGGCCCACCCTCGCGCGGACGTTCTGCAAGAACGCCATCTGCAAACTCCGGGTTGGAAGCCACGCCAACCCCACGGCGCATTGCCATCGCGATGTCTTGTTCACTGATCTCGGTCGCCATCTCTACTCCCCCACCAACCCCACACCAATACTCTGTAGGGCCTTTGGCATCTTTGGCACCCGGATCGGGGGCCGGTGTGGCCTCTTCGCTGTCTGGAGTCTAACGAGTTCGCTTTTCAGCCACTCAATCTCGTCAGCTTGCAGGAAAAGACGTGTTTCGATCTCCTTCACTTGCTCCTTCAGCCCTTGGAGCTCGTTGAACAGTGCAGCACTCATACTATATACCGCGTATCCGGCTGCTTCATCTCACCCATACTCTCTGGCCTCATGCCGACCGAAAGGGTTCGTAGAGCATCCGCACCGTGGCTGGCCCAATTGTGTTTCGGCCGGTCTCGGTACAAAACCTCGCCAGATGGGCCGCGTTCATTCTCAATGGGTGCCTTGATGTACTCCCGCAACGCCTGGAGGCCACGGCCACAGTTCTTCTCATCAATCCAGATATTGCGTAAAAACAAACGGGTCGCCTGGATCCCATCCTCCAGCGATAACTTCGGAACCACCCGCATACGAAAGCCAAGAGACATGGCAGTCTCAATCCGGCTTTTGCCTGTACCCAGTTCACGCACCTTTGCATCGTGTGGAACAAGGTGTTCCTCATACACATAGGGCTTGTCGCGGATGATCTTGGCGTAATGCTCCAAACCCTCACCGGACGTTTCGTAATAATCGATGAGTCGGATTTCCTTGCCAACACGCTGAACGAACCAGATCGCAGTGCTGTCGGACATCCCGAGATCCCAGCCAGTGGTCACCGTCTTCTCTGGCACCCAGGGAACCTTGCCAATCCGACCCGCCGCCGATGCCTCACCCAGGAGCTCGCCGTAATAGCTACCGACCAACGGCGCGTCGAATGAGCAGTTGTACTCCTGCTCATAAAGCTCCTTCGGCATCTCGGCCCTCTCAGAGACAAGCACGTCTTCTGGAACCACCTTCGTCTCGGCTACCGTCAAAAGCTGGTAGAACCAATTCGAGTCGCCCTTTGCCAACTGCGCCAACTTGTATCCGTGATTTCGGCCGCGAGGGGTGTAAGCAAAAATCGCCCAGCCGCCATTCGCCGCGAGGATCGGACGAATCAACTGCCACGCGACTGGATTCTGAAGCGCGTACTCCGAGAACACACAGCCTACCGGGTTGGCTCCCACCAGACGATCAATCTGATCGCATCCGACCACCTGATAAATAGAGCCGCCGTGAAGCCAAAGGCTCATCTCATCGTCGCGTTTTCGATACCAACTGCCTTCTGGAAAAGCCTCGAGGAAACCGTGGCCCTCGTTGTCCCGACCTTCCCAGATGGCCTTTCGGCCCTGAGCGTAAGTCGGAAAGAGATGCCAATAGATGCCTGGACGAACAAACGCCTGGACGGCCATCCAGTGGAGGCCGGTCATGTCCTTGCCCGCACGGCGATGCCAAACGGCTACCGCTCGCTTGCACCCACCCTCGAGCGCATCCCATAACGGTCGCTGGTATTCACGCGGCGACCAGTTATAAGGAAGCGTGATCTCAGCGGCCACATTGTCTCACGCGAACTTTTTGGAGTAGTCGCCGGGGTTGTCCATCGGCGGAACTCCCGGTGTGAACCGATCCATCGATGGCGTGTTTTCACTCGTGATGTATTGGTCGGCCGGCTGATCCATCGATCGAGGCGTACCCGGCATCTGGTTGTCTTCCGGGTGATCGTGCGGTGCCGGTGTCGGAACGGCACCTTGATCGATGCTGCCAGCACTTTGGCCGCTTGCCGCTGCACGGCCGCGTTGTGTGTATCCAGGCATCACTGCCCCCCTTGCCCAGAATTGGGCTCACTGCAACGTAGCCAAAGGATCGTCTAGAGACGACCCCAAGCCCCGGCTATTGCCCCTCCAGCATCTCCTTCGCCACCTCTACCGCGTCCAAAACCTCACGCTGAGTCTCGCCATCCGAAAGCCGAAGGATGTTGATCGTCAATCCACCCCCACTGGATTCCTGCTTTACGGTCTGGGCCGCACGGCCATGCGCGAACTCCAGAATCCGGGTCGCTGCACTCACACGGCTATTGGCCGGGGCGTCTGCATTACCCATCACCTCGACCAAAGTCCCAATCGCCTCGTCGGTGTGGGCCTGAGCCAGTCGCGCGAGCTCCAACGTCTCGCCATCCTCAAATGCCTTCGTCACCTCGCTGGGTTGCATCGGATCGATCCGACCCTGGGCACCCGAAATCTTCAATCCCGTCTTGTGTCCCATTTATCCCCTCCAAAACACCACTCGATGCGATCAAGACGCGAACACCCTGAAGAGCGTTGAGCAGGAGCTTGTACAATTCCAGAATTGCGAGTTCAGACAACTCGCCATCCCTCATCTCTTCGCGAATGTAGGCCAAAGCGTCCAAAACCTCGTCATGGGCCTCGAGGATCGGCCTTTTCCCAACCCATTCCGGCCCATGACGCGCACGGCCGATCTGAAACTTCAATTCAACCGCTTTTTCGGCCTCCAGCTCCAGCAAATCGCGCTGAACCGTCATTTCACCCCTCTATGCAGCAAGGAATAGTGGTTCCCGTCCGAAAAACGGCCTCCCCAGCAACACTCCACCGGCTCGCCATCCCAGGAGCCACTCAAACCCTCCCAAAACTCGCCCAATTCGCGGTGATCACGGGTCGCAGAGAGATACTTCCCGTCCCGAAACAAATGAAGGTCCGCGGCCAGTCGCCTGGTGTGGTTCGATCCCGCAAAACCCTTCCGAGCTGCCTCGGATTTGCTCCGCTCGACCTCACCCATCCGCACCTCATAGCCACGGCTATGGGCAAACACCAATAACTGGGCCAAACAGCGAGAGAAAATCTCCTGCTTCCTCCCCAGCCTCAACCGTCCTGCTCCTTCATCCACTGCTGCAAAGCCCTTTCAATCTTCCCCCAAGCCTTTAGTGCAAGCGGCCTCCTCGGAAGCCACGGCTTTTTCGACGAACTCGCTGCCAAACGCATGAAAGCGATCTTCGCCTTTCCAATTAGACCCAGGTCAATCTCCTGAAGCCTCAACCGTCACTCCCCTTCTTCGGCTTACGAACACTCTCGATCGAAGGCGCATGCACCACCAAAGGCAAAAAGCTGTTCATCTCGCTGATATCGCAGCCGATCATGTCGCCATCCTTCGCGTTCTGAATCGCCTCCAAAGTCTGAGGCCGAATCTTCCTCACGTCATAGAGAATTACCGTCTTGAAACTCATTAAAGGCATTGAATCCTACCCTCCTTTTCATGCGGATTGTGGCCGCTCTTGACTTTACGTCTTTTCGTTGTTACGCATTGCTACGTCGCATCTTCGCTAAATCGCTTAGATGCTCCTGCGACGAACGCATATGTGTCCTCGCACGCTTCCGCTGCTCCTACACATATGCTTGTTCGTACCGCATTATTTCCACGAAGGCCGATCTGTAGGACGAGGGGCTTTTGAGGGGATTGATACTCCATCATCACCCCTCGAATCCAAAGACTATCCACACCTTGGCCTTGCGCCCCGATGACGTGATCCTCCGGTTTTGACTCTCGACTATGTGCCCGGTCGCTATCAACTCACCGCGTCGAGGCCTCACGCTCGACGGGTCCATGTTTAGGGCGTTGGCTGCTTCCTGGTCTGTGAAGCCGAGAGCCTGGGTCCGCGCCCACTTAAACAGGCGCTGGCGCTGCTCGCCTGAAGGCAGGATCATGGAGATCGCGGCGGCCCGGCTCGTGTCCGGCTCGCTGAATGGCAACTCCGGCTCTTCGCCACCCTTGATGTATCCGCCCATCACTAACCCTCCGCGAGATCGAACAGAAGACTGCTCGCTCATCCTATCGCTCGACCCAGCAGGATCCCGATCCCCAGTACCACAAACCACGCTGCGGTCTGACCTCGAGCAAAGTCTCGTATGTCGTCCAGAGTGTCCATCACCCGAGCCTTGGCCCAGTACGCATCTGAGTTTTCAAACTCCTCGCGTTCGTATCTGGGACCAGGGCCTGAATTGCTGACCCAAATTACTGGGTATCGATCGTTCTCCGGCGGCAACTGCCTCCGCTCTCGACGGTCCAAAAGCAGCCCCAGGTTCAATATCCCGGCCCCAAGGCCCATTAGCCTGTGAAGCGTTGGCTCGTAAGGTTTCCAGCTGAAAGTGCTCATGGCGGGAATCTACCCGTTGAGGTCGCGGCTCGCTAGAAAAAAGGAGTCCCGGGAGGTCGGAGCGTGGGAACGTGGGTCCAAATTTAGCGCGAACTCGCGGGCATGGGACCCAAATTGGGGGGGTGGGGGGGGGTGCTCGTCGCGTAATAGTGGCTCCTGCGCCCCCCCTAGGCTCGTGCAGCGTGTCACTATGTCAGGGAAGCGCTACGCCAGCGCCGCGAGACCGAGCAGGCGCCGCCCTAGCTGCTCCCGCGCCCTGCACCGGCCGGCCGAGCAGGCGCCGGCGCCCGCTTCTGATAAGACGTGG